ATGAAGTAGATAAATTGATTAAAGAGTATAAGAAAATTAAGAAGAGTCAGAAATCTAACTTAGGACAAGTAAAGAAGATGGGTTTACTTGATAAGAATGGGAATGCTTTATGAGTAAGATTGATACCCAAGGTATGAGTGGTCCTGTTGATCCTAATTACAAAGGGTCTAATAAACCACAGAAACATAAACCTATGATGATTGTTCCTCGTAGGTTACACACTCCTGAGATGGTTAAAGAGTTGAAGATACTTATCAATGAAGTGTTAGACGAAAGAGAACATAAGAGGAGGTTAGCAGGTGCATATGATGATGTTAAACCATTACCACCATCATATTTTGATAGGGAAGCATTTAGTCATCGTATTAATGAACCAGAACCCCCTTATGAGGATTGGAGTCAGTGAGTAAGTCGCATAGTTATAAGAATCCTTCTAAGGCAAGACATGATCTTGCTAAAGTAGAAGCACAAGTCACTGAGGGTAAGAAGTATTATGATGAACAGGGGTGGGAGATTGCTCCACCAATAAGTGATAGAGAATGTATTTTCCGTTGTTTAGAAAACTGTGAAAACCTTGCTGGACTTGATAAGAAACAAGTTCAAAGATTGATGGAAGATTTTAGGACTGAGAAAACAAAACTAGAAAGAAATGAGGAGTATCCAGCATTATGAAAAATTGGTTTAATTTAAATGAAAATACTCCTTGGATAAAAGGTTATGAGGATAAGCATTCAAATCCTGTATATAAACATGCTGAGAGTCCTGAAAAGTGGGATATAAATTGTAATAGATTGATTATGTCTTGTTATGGTGAAGGTGGTGCAATAGACATCAGACTTATGAATACTGATAATGATTTACAACACCAAATTAATATTACTATTGAAGATGGTAAACTAAAAGCAATTGTTTCGGAGCAAACTAAATGAGACTAGGAGTTATGTGTTCTGGTAACGGAACAAACTTCGAGAACATCCTTCGTACCTGTAACAAGGATGAAGTTGTGTTGATGATTCACAACAAAGAAAAGTGTGGTGCAGTAAAGAGAGCAGAAAAATTTGGTATTCCTCATTGTTATGTGAATGCTAAGGATGAGGAGAAGATGATAGAACTCTTCAGAGTATGGAGAGTAGATCTCATAGTTCTTGCAGGATATATGAGAGTGATTAAAGATCCTGATGCATTCCCTGCTCCTATTATAAATGTTCATCCTTCTTTACTTCCGAAGTATAAAGGTCTCCATGCAGTGGAACAAGCTATAGATAGTTGTGATGAGGTCACTGGTTGTACAGTGCATTATGTAAATGAAGAACTTGATGGTGGTGAAATAATTCTTCAAGGAGAAGTTTCCATTTTACCAGAAGATACTGTAGAATCATTAACGAAAGCAATACAAAGAAAAGAGTATGCACTTTTACCACTGGCAATAGAAAATGTTAAGCACCAATTATCGAAATAGAATCGTAGACATTTGTTGTCGTATGATATCAACCGATGGAGAGGTTGAATTAGATGAAAGAATCTGGATGAATAAACTTTGTGAACATAATCGTCATGCAAGAGATTTGGCAAGTAGTATGCTTTGTCCCAATACAGTTGGTGACGATGTTAATTATTATGAATAATTGTATCAGGGAATACAAATAAACTTGCCTATATAGTATAACTGTGTTAGTATTAACACAATCGTTCAACCTGATACACTCAGGTCGCAAGTAAGCCGACTCGGAACGGATTTCGTTCATCTCTTTTGAGACGCAAAAGTTGACTAAAGGAACGGATTAAAACCCCTACTACTTTGGAGAAACCCAATGGCAAAAGTAACTTACCGTGGTGTCACCTATGACACTGAGCATCGTCCTAACAGACAGGCAAAACCAGCAGAACACGAAGAATCTTACCGTGGAGTAAAATTCCTTGTTGATTCTGAAGGACACAAGCGTGTTCTTACTACTGTTTGATTGGATTTAAAAACAGAAAAGGAGGGGTGTTGACACCCCTCTTTTTTTATGCAATAATATATTTGTTGGGTTGACGAACTCAACGGGGAGTGACTGAATAATCTTTCTGGCATATAGCTGGATAAGGTGATGAGACACAGGTGGTGCTGCACCGAAAGGTGAATCGACTTACCAGTCGGGTCTCAGGCAGAGATGTAAAATTTACTACTGTAGTAATGCCCGTCTCTTGTTGGTAATACAGAATTCCAACCTCCCACCCCTAAATATTGAAAAACAAAATGAATAAAGGAAAACTAAAAGTTTTAGTAAGGGCTCTAAAAGAAATTGTAGAAGAGTTAGAGTCTGAAATTTATTCTGATGTTGACGCATATAAGTATGAGAATTATAATAATATGACTCCACTTCCAACTGATTACGATGAGGTCTTTGAAGATGACGATGGATGATCAAATTAAATTGGTTAGTGTTACACCAGATGCTGAACAACATATGGCATATGTTGCTCGTGTTAGTAACCCTAAGAATCAGGACAATGATAATTTTGCAGGGTTATTGAAGTATTGTATTAAGCACGGTCATTGGTCAGTATTTGAGCAAGCATTTATGACAGTGGAGATTAATACCACAAGAGGATTAGCAGCACAGATATTAAGACATAGGAGTTTTACTTTCCAAGAGTTTAGTCAGAGGTATGCTGATACTAATCTTCTTGATAGTAGTATTCCTGTACCTGATCTTCGTAGTCAGGACTTAAAGAATCGTCAGAATAGTAATGATGATATACCACAAGAGAAGAAGGAAGAATACCAGGCACTTATTGCTAGGCATTTTTCTGAAGCAATGGATTTATACAATGCGTTGTTACAAGAAGGAGTTGCAAAGGAGTGTGCGAGATTTGTTCTCCCACTAGCAACACCTACAAGAATCTATATGACTGGTTCTGTTAGATCATGGGTACATTATATCGACCTTCGTTCTGCACATGGAACACAGAAAGAACATATGGATGTAGTAAAAGGAGTTCGTTCTATTTTTTCTGAACAATTTCCTACTGTTGCTCAGGCTCTTGACTGGGTTTCATAAATAATCGTAAACCTTATTGTATTGATATGGCAACATACCCTGTTATAAACAAAGAGACTGGTGAACAGAAGGAAATAGCAATGAGTGTCCATGATTGGGACCAGTGGAAATCTGATAACCCAGATTGGGATAGAGATTGGTCAGACCCTTCTAAGATGCCAGCATTAGGTGTTGAGGTTGGTGAATGGAGAGATAAACTTGTGAATAAGAATCCTGGTTGGGGAGAGATATTAAAGAAAGCAGATAAATCTGGAGGTATCTCTGGAAGATTAGCTAAGAGAGGATCGTATGAGTCCTCAACCCAATCCGTAATGACCGAATCCGAATAACATGCCAAGAAAAAAGAAAGCAGAACAACCAATCGGTGTAGGACTCACCGCAAAGCAGATGAAAAGGAAGAAACCAATTAATACTGACTTAATGAGAGACATTGAACCTCTCACTGACAATCAGAAAACTTTATTCCAATCATACGAAAACAATCAGAACATTGTTGCATATGGGTGTGCTGGTACAGGTAAAACATTCATTACTCTTTATAATGCATTGCAAGATGTATTAAGTACCTCTACTCCTTATGAAAAAGTTTATATTGTAAGGTCACTGGTTGCTACGAGAGAGATTGGTTTCCTTCCTGGTGACCATGAGGATAAGTCATCTCTTTATCAGATACCTTACAAGCATATGGTAAAATATATGTTTGAGTTACCTACTGAAGCAGATTTCCAAATGCTTTATGGTAATCTAAAGACTCAAGGTTCTATTGATTTCTGGAGTACCTCATTCATTCGTGGTACTACTTTTGATAATGCAATTATTATAGTAGATGAATTCCAGAACTTGAATTATCATGAACTTGATAGTATAATGACAAGGGTTGGTGAAAATACTAAGATTATGTTCTGTGGTGATGCTACTCAAACTGATTTGATAAAAACAAATGAGAGGAATGGTATCATTGATTTCATGAAAACTCTTCGTATAATGTCTTCAATAGATATTATCGAGTTTGGAGTAGAAGATATCGTTCGTTCAGGACTAGTTAAAGAATACCTTCTTGCTAAATTAGAAACTGGTTTATGACATTTGAACATTGTAATTTCTTAGGTGAACTTGAATTAGAAAAGAAAGAAACTCCTGGTTGTAGGTTGTATCAACTACCCGATGGTCAGTGGGTTCCTTCTATTACTTCAGTAACATCTTTTTATAATCGACAGATCTTTATTGACTGGCGAAAGAGAGTTGGTATTGAAGAAGCAAATCGTATTACAAAGAAAGCAACCACCCGTGGGACAGATTTTCACGAAGCTGCTCAAGCATATTTGGAAAATAGAGATTTGGTCTGGGAGGATTACCTTCCTGCTACTAAGTTTATGTTTCATCATGCGGCACCATATCTGGATAAGATAAATAACATACACGCTATAGAGAGGACTCTTTACTCCGAGTACTTAGGTCTTGCTGGTAGAGTCGATTGTATAGCGGAGTATGATGGTGAGTTAGCAGTCATAG